GTACCACCGTTAGTTGTAAATATTTGTTGATTTATAGCGGTTGTATTATGCAGCCATTCAACTGTTACGGTTTGTACTGCGCTATTTAAATTTATAAAACCTATATCGTAATCTACATTATAAAATTCTCCAGTAGCAGTAGCAGTTAAAACACCCGTAGTAGTATTATAGTTTGGCGGCGGGTAAACACCATTTGGTATCGGTATATTTGTATAAGAAGTTCCTATATAAACCGCCGCAGCTAATGGGTTTAAAGGGTCAAAATCTTTAAAAGTTTCGTAACTAGCGTCAACACCAGCTGGAGCTGGGTTGTTATCTGACCCCCAATTAAAATCCATAAATAATTTTTCAAACTCTACTGTATCAAAAAACTCACTTGTATATGTAAAAGGCGTTGGTTCAAATATTCTATTTATAAGATATTTTATTTGTATAAAAGGTCGAAAAACGTCTTCTAGTCTTGACAATTCAGGCATATCAATAGTACCGTTTGTACCGTCTGACAAGTTTATATCTCCTATCCAATTAACAAAAGGGTACTTTAAAACATTAGTGTTTCCAGTACCTAAAGTAGCGTCGTAAGCAAAACTACTTGTAGATAAAGCAGTAGATAATTGTAAGCCCGTACCGTCAGCCCAACTGTTTTCTATATTTGAATAAGTGTAACTGTGCGTTAATTCTGATAAATTTATATCGTTAAAAGTTTTGTTTTTTAATAAATCTGCTAAAGCAATAGCCTCAGAATACAAATTTACATTATAACTAATTTCACCTTCTTTATCGTTTATATCTATTAATCGTAAATATCCTTCAAATATTATAAAACCGTCTTCTTTTAATTTGCACTTTGTTTTTACATACGGGTTAAAACTTAATCCGCTTGTAGTTCTTGTAATTTCAAATATATTATCGAATATTTTATTATTTCTTTTACTTGCTGGTATATTAAAAGCTTTACTATATGATTGTACTTTTTCTGCTACGTTTTTAAAATCATCAACACTTAGAGTCAATGGTATATTTTCGTCTTCGTACAAGTCTAATAAAACTTCTCCAGTACTTAAATTTTGTATTGCGCCGCTTTGCGTAAAATTAGTTTGTTGTATCGATACACTATTTAAACCACCAACTCCAACACCAAAAGTTTGTATTGTTATAATATCAGTAGTGCTTTGAGCAGAAAAAGGTATGGTTTGTATTCCAGATAAACCAGCGCCAATAAAATAAAAATTAACAAATACATTATTACCGCTATAATGTCTAACTTGTAAGCCAGTAATATTAACTGCAATATCAATAGACAAAATATAATTTACTCCAATTTGTAGATTAGATAACTTCTGCGCAAAACCAGTATCATTTAATAATGTAACGCCACCTGAGCTTTCAGTTGGTAAATTTGTATTAAAACTAAATCGTCTAAAACTATTTATATTTATAGAGCTTGTATTAATAAAGTTATCTACGCTTGTAATATTTGTATCTGAACTAGAGGCATTGAAAGTTGTAAACTGAGTACCGTCTGTATAAAACTCGTTACCCTGCGGACTTAAAGAAGTGAGACCGTCAAAATACTGAGGAAATAAAATTAGTTGTAAACTCATTATATAGATTGTGTTTTTAACATTCTCGTAAATTGTATATTAAAACTATATTGTATCAACTTGTCGTTAGCTACTGTTTTTCTTGTATGCGAACTTGTTGTAAGCGTTACGGGTGTTACATACTCGTTTTTTAAAGAGTCTGTTTCTGTAATATCTTTATAGCCTTTTAACATATATATTTCAGGACTGTTTACAAGTTCTTCTAAAATAGTATTATCGTCTTCGCTTATATAATCAGTATTTATTGTCATAGATTCAGTTGCATTTACTCTAAAAGTTTTTTTACCGCCTCTATGACTGTAACTACGATATTTACTTTCGTTCCAAGTTCCGTGCAACTGGTTGTAAGTTGTACTTGACGTATTAATTGTTTTAGTAGATTTTAAAACAAAAGTGTAATAGTCCCAAGCACCCCATTGATTTAACCAGCATAAACGTACACTTTCGTATTGTTTTTCACTAGGGCAATTTAAATTTATTGTATAAGTTTGAGTCATAGCGGTAGGAGTAGAATCTCTAGCTACAACTGTATAATAACCACCCTGTATGGTACCAGCCGTTACTAAACTAGAAAAAGTACTTGTGCTATCGTTTCTTAAATTAGCTGGGTAAACTCCAGCGTATAATATAAACCTATCACTACTTGTTAAGAAAAAGAAAGCAGATATAGGAAAAGCGCCGTTTGCAGTATTTTTTGTTACAACGTCAGTTCCTAGCAACGAACCAGTACTAGAATAATATGTAAAAAGTAAATCGTTTACTTTGTTTGCTAATGTAGCAGAACTTTGTAAAAAAGCAAAAGTTCCGTAATCGTCAATATTAGCGTAAAGTTGCGTAGGTGAATTTGTTAAGAATTTTTTTGACGTAGAACCTACTTTAAATTCTTCTAAATCAAAACCAAAATCTATTCCGTTCGTTGTAAGTATATCGTCGTTTTTTACATAACCATTAAATATTTTATACATAGCGCTAACTACTTCAGTACCAGTAGCTAAAGATACTGTGTTATTTTGTAAATATTCAACACTAAATTTTATTTGTAAAAATCTAAATATATTTTCGTTTAAAGAATATTTATCTGTCAAATGTAAAGGTACTTTATTGTCTTCTGTTATAGCATTACCTTTATATAAACTACCTACCGCAGCTAAATTATCTGCGCTAACATAATTTTCTATTATATTACTAAAATCAAAAATACCTACTCCAGCATTATTTGGAGTTGTTTTAAAAGTACCGATTTGAGTTGCAGTATTATTTACGTTTGGTGCTAGTGTACTAATATGTACTTCTGCTACAAACTTAACTTGAGTTTCATTTGCTACTGCGTCGTTATTTGATATAACAAAGATTATTTCAGCACCTACTGGTGTCATAAAAAATCTTGGTTTTTGTTCTATTACTGAGTTAGCCATTTTATTTTTTTTATGCTCGTTCTATATTAGGAAAAGTTACTAATGTATCTATTATGTCTTCTTTAATTTCTGGAGCTACATTTACTTTAAAATCAGATAAACCTAACATCAAAGAGTCTTGAAAAAAACTTACGCCCTTTATACCTTTTATCCATAATACTTTCATTATAGCTATTGCTATGCTTTTAGCTGGTATAAATTTTCCTGTTTCTAAATCTCTGTTTATAGTGTTTTTTCTGATAAATTTTGCTATTCCTTTTGTCATACCTCCGCGTGGTCCAGAGCCGCTACCAAATCTGTAAGGGCTATTTTTTAAATCACTATTATAATTTACAAACTTATTAATACCTGAATATGTACCAGCTTGTAAGCCAGTTTTTATAGTACCACCTATTCCACTAACTCCTTTATCTACAAAAGTACCGTAATCTAGCATTTTAAATTCTACTACATAGTCTTCGCCAGTCGTATAAACTCTTGATTTTATAGACCTATCTAAAGGACCGCCAGATTTACCAGCCGCTCTTAAATTATCTTTTGCTTCTTGTACAACTTCTTTACCCCAGCTTTTAAGGTAATTTTGTAAATGATTATACTCGTATGCGCCCATTATATAGAAGCTACAAATATTTCTACATCTACGTCTGTACTTGTTACTGGTCTAGCTTCTATTTTTGCAATATCTGCTAAAGAGCCATAAACTGGGGTTGCGTTTGCTCTAGCAAACATACCGTCATCAGTTCTTGCTAAAATATGCGAAGTTGTAGGTTTTAATAAAACCGTATAACTTGTAGCTGCGCCACCAACACCTATTTCTAAATCTATCGAAGTTGATAAATTAGTTACCCTTACATACCTTACGTTCTCAGTATCAATAGCCCCTGCGCTATCATATACGTTTGCCGAAAAAGTTGCAACTGTTGTAGTTGCAGTATGAGGACAAGTTACTATTCTTTCAAAAACATCTGTAATATCTGTTATTGTTGTTGTATTTGAAGAACCTCTAACTGAGCCGTTAAGTGTTACTGATTCTGAAATTGTTGTTACTAAATCTGCCATAATTATTTTTTCTTTTTATTATCTATTTGTTTTAATTTTTTAATTGCCCAGTTAACGCCACTTGTACCACCCCAGCCTAACCAAGCTACATAACCCCTATCCTTCCAAGGAGTGCTTTTATTTTCAGCGCTAACCTCTGCGTTTTTTTCGTGTCTTTTAAATGAAGCCATTCTTGAAATCGTGTCTCTCGAAATCTTAGTTTTTGAGCAGAGCTGGTTAGCTCTGGTTAAACCAGTTTTTGTCATTCCTTTTACTTCGTCCCTACCGTGTTCATCTATCCAACGTAAAACCTTACAGGCATTATTACTAGCACTCTCTGGGTAGTCATTATAAGTTTCAAACTTTATACTTATTGCTTCTAATTTTTCTAATAAATCTTCGTAATTCATATATGTATTGTTATTTTAAAAAAACCTATTGTTATTTTATATTTACCTATTTTAAATTTCATCAGTAACCAGCCCCGTTAGTTGATACTGGTATTTCGCAAGTATCAAAGTCGTTCATAACTTTTACGCCTATATTAAAAACCCAGCCACTAGCTAAATCGTCAAATCGTTCTTGAAATGGGTCTATTGTAAATTGGTCTTCTGTAAAATATATTGGAAAATTAATATCGTTAACTCCAGCTAATGATTGTCTTGAACTGTGTCGCAACATACTTATGAAATCAGTAGCAATATTTAAAGTGTTATTCCATACTTCTTGTTGGTTGTTATTTCTATTAATTAACTTAGTTAAATCTGCAATAGGTTTTACTTCAGTACCCATATTAGTATCTACTAAATCCATAATAAAAAGCTGAAAATTGTATATAAGCTCACTATCTCCAGTTGTTACGTTTACAGGATTTATATGTAGCAAAGGCATTTTTAAATTCTTATCAATAGCAACATCATATATATCGCCAACTGATACAGTAGATATTTGGTCGTGATATTCTCCTAGCCTAGCCATAAAATTAACCACGTTATTATATGTTTTGTTATTAACCGACATAATTTGTTTTTACTTTATTTTGATTATCTAAGTCTGTTTCGTAGCTTAACCACGTTAACGCTTCTATTAAATTTAATTTTGTTACCTTATCTAAATCCACTATATTACCATTTGTTAATCTATATATAACACCAAACCAACTCCATTTTTTTGCAAAGTCATTATCTGCTATTGCATTATCGTTTCCCTTAGCTCCTTTGTCAAAGACGATAGCAAAATCGGTAATAATATTGCGCCGAAATTGTAAAAAAAAACCAGCGCATCTTGCACTTTTTCTGCTTGTAAACCTCGCATTATTTCTGTCCGCAACTTAATATCTCCATCATAGGGTTCTATTTGATAAAAAGTATCTTTTTTATTTGTTACTGGTCTGTATAATATAGCCATTATTTCTGGCATATTATTTTCTATGTCTTTTAAATATGTATCTAAATCTACATATTCTCCCAATGTTAGACTATCTAAGTCTGGGTGAAAACCATACTCTTTACCGTCTATTTCTATAATTTGTTTTAAAGAACTATTTTCATTTTGCTGCATATTAGATAAACTTTTTGTAATCATAGCTATATGATACAATTCTAATTTATCTAATAATTTTTCTGGTATATTTGACAAAGCTAATATGGTTTGTTTTGCTTCTTGTACTTTACTTACTTTTTTTATTTTAAGTAGCTTAGCCCATTTTTCAAGCGTTACGTCAGACCAGTTTGTTATTACATTATATTCTTTTTTTTTGCCCTTATCTTTTATTTGTACTTTCATATATTATATAATAGAAATTGTTGATATTTAGTTTAAAGTGTTATATTTGCCGCGTTTTAGTTAGTAAATTAATTTGAAAGGGGAGGCTTGAACGTGCGGGGCTTCCCCTTTATTGTACATAATATTTACCTAAATTAGGATTGTCTAAATGATAAATTATATTATATCTTGTAGCGTCAATTCCGTGATTATAAGCGTCAACAAATAATTTAGAACCTTTATCTGCGTATATATAGTTATTAAATTCTTTAGCTAAATTTATTGACTCTTTTGTTATTACTATGTCGTAATCTAACATTCTAGTTATACCACTTTCAATAGTTCCTTTTTTAACTGGTTTTATATTTACACCTAAATGTCTCAAGTCTTCTATTAGTCTAGGCTCTGCGCTATCTGCTATTATTAGTTTGTCTTGTACTTTTTTTAAAATTAACTCTGCTAGTTGGTGGGACTTTAAACCGTTTTTATATAAGTGTTCTTTAAGATATATTATTTTTTTCTTTTTATCTATTGCTACCTCTACTAAACTATCTGGGTCAACACTAAAACCAAAGTCCATACCGCAGCTAGTTTGTAATCCGTCTGGATTAAATTCTCCTATTGACCAATTCTCAAAGACTACGCCCTCTGCTTTTTCTAACCAGCCCCCAAGTATTTTATGTTTGTACTTTTTAAAGTTTCTGTGTTTTATAGCTTCTACGCGCTCTAAGAAGCTCTTAGACAGATTATCTTTGTTGTCAAGGTATGTACTATGAATATAGCATATATTGTCTCTAACGCCATTAAAACCAGCTTGTACGCCTTTGTCTTCAAAAAACCTTTTATATATCCAATGTTCTTTTGTTACAGGATTCAGTATAAGTATGATTCTATTTTGTACTCCCTTTTCTCTTATACTTAAATCTATTGTATCAAAAATGTCTTCGTCTATTAATTCTTCAGCTTCGTCTAGTACCCAGCAACTTATACCTTGTAAAGATTTTAAACTTGCAGTTTGGTTACCAGCGCTTGTTTTTATACCTCTAAATAAAATATCACTATTGTTTTTAATGTTTATTACTTCAGCTTTATTTATACTAAATATATTGTCATAACCTAACAAGGTTATCTTTTCTAAAAATTCTGGTATTATAGATAGGTGCGCAGATACCATAGTAAACCTCGTGAATAATACTCGTATACCTGCGGTCATAGTAAGTAACGTAAGAAATACAGTTGCAGCAAAAGATTTACCTGACCCTCGACCTCCAGTTATTATAAAGTATCTAGCGTCTGAATCAAATAGCGGATTATATTTTTTACTCAGTTTCAGAATCTATAAATGTTATTAGCGGCATATTTAAAGTTTCTTCGTTGCTAGTTACATCTACTCTTTGTTGAGGTCGACCGTAAAAATATTCAAAGTATAACTTGACCGCCCATTGTTCTTTTTTCTCTAAACCTTTTTTTAATGACTCTAAAGCTAAGTCGTTTAAAGGTGTTAATTTTTCTATTAACTTTTGTTCTTCAGCTTTTGGTTTACGACCAGCTCCTATTCTTTTACCTCCGTGTGTATTCATTTTGAAATAATTTGATTAATCAAGTCTTTATATATAATAGATTTTATTCGTATTCGTTTGGTAACATTAACTTGATATTTAATTCTATAAGCGCCCAAATTCTAATTTGGTCTGCATATATCTCAAATTCTTTACTATTCATTTTTGCCGTACTTTTTACTTTTTGTAAGCCTATTTGTTTATCGTTTACTTCTATACTTTCCCAAAGACTAGCAAACTTTACTTTTAGTGTATCGTGCATTTCGTCAGGAAAATATCCTAACTCATTTGCTAACGGTTGTACAATACAAGCCCAATAGTAATTATTCTGCATATTTGACCTATTATTTCTTTGTTTACTTACTTTAACTATATATCCGCTATCCAACTCTTTCAAATAATTATATAGAGTCTGTTTATCTTGACTTGTATGTATTACAAAATTCATTATGCAAAGTCTTCATTTATACCTCGTTCGCCTATTAACTTTTCTTTCGCAGATGACCATAGTTTGTCACCTCTTTTTTTTACACTCAAAGAGTCTTCAGTTCTTTTTATTTCTGGCATACCTTCTAATGGTTCGCTAGTCATATATTTACCACAAGGACATTCTGAACCTTTTGTAACCCAGTTTCCTTGACGATAAACAATAGAAATTTTACTAATCTCTTTTTCATATTCTCCGCACTCGCACTTATATTTCATCTTGATAAAGCTCCAGTTCTTGTCTTAATTTCTATTCTGTCAAGCTCAAATTTTAAATGTTCTATTGCTTTTCTTATATCTTGCTCTATTGAATTACCTTCTTTTTTTCCAGCTCTTAATAAATATGTTATAGCCGTTCCTAAATTATAATTATCTCCCTGAAAGTCTTCAACTACTTTTCTTGCTTCTATTTTGTATTTTTTACCTATATAGTATTTTGGTATATTATTCATTTGTATTATATTTTTCGTAAAGTTTTGTTATAGCGTCAAAACAAGTATTTAAACAAGAGCTGCAATTTGTTCCTGTGCTATAATTAGTATTATATATTGTATTATATAAAGTTATCAATTTAGTTTTATCGTCATAATTTTTTGCTCGACCAGTTTTAATTTTAGGGTACAATTCTAATATCTCTTTTATAATATCTTTAGGTAAATCTTTTGGTTTTTCTACTTCAGTTGTTTTTAACCATTTGCCTTTAGGACATTCCATAGGAGCTATCCTTGATTTTACTTTCATAAAACATTTACAAATTCCGCAATTACCTAACAAACTTAAATAGTGTTTACAAGACTTGCATATAGACATACGCTCTTTATATACTTCGTTAGCTACAAAAAATTTCATTTCTTTTTTTTCTTTTTTGTTTTATGTTGTAATTCTAAGCTATTTACGCTACATCTATTCCAGTTTGGACTTTGAAAACCAAATTGCATTATAAAACTATTCTTTATTTTCGGATTGTATAACCTCATTACATTTTGTTTTTAATTCTGTCCTTACTTTATCTATTGTAGTAAATAAACTATTTCTACTTATTTTTGTTTTTTTAGCTAAACTATCAAGTGTATTACCTTCGTAATAATAAAGTTTAAATATTTCTTTATCATACCAATGAAATTTATCTATTTCAGATTCTATTAAAATAATTTTCTTTTCCTTTTCGTAATCGTACGAAGTTTTATTTTCTGCAAGATTGAATAAAATTTTAGGGTTAGCGTGAGATTCCAACTTGCAATTATTATCATCAGTTGTACTATGAACATAATTGAAGCTATTAATATGCGTATAATATTTTTCATATTTGTAATAAAAATTAGACCTTGTGCTTGTAAGCGCTCTTTTTAGAGCAACTGCTCCATATCTTGTAACACCTTCAATACCGTCTTTATCATATATATTTTTAAGTGTTTTTGGATTCATTTGTAAAAAATAAAGCATTAATTCTTGTACTGCATTATTTATTTTGTTTTCGTTTTGAGTTATACCAAAAGCCATTTTTCTAAACTTTTCTGTAAGATTTGCTATTTCTGTATAAATCTTATTCATTTTCTGGTTCTAGTAATTCAATTTTATCTACGGTTTCTATTAATAATTGTTCTAAAACAACTTTGTAAGCCCTTATAGTTGCCCTGTTATTTTTAGATTCTAAACCAGCAAAAAAACTATTTGTAGCTACTGATAAATTTATAGGTATTATCATTAACCAGTCATAGTAATTATTTTCTTTTACTCCTTTTCCGTAACCGTTATGATACTCTTTGATTGTTTTAATAACGTCTTCAAAGTTATTGTATTTAGATTTGGTAGAAACATCTTTTGCAAATTGCTTACAAGTGTTGATGTATAACTCAACCGTTTGTTTATGTTCGCTACTTGCGTATATAACTTCTGACATACGACAATTATATACAAAATAACTTATTCTATTCCTTTCTCTTTTTTTAAGTTTTTAACAAGTGATTTGTAATAAACTATTTTTTCTTCATAATCTAGTTTACTCATTTTTATAGTAAACCCTGAAACGACCTCTAATTCTTCAGCCGTTCCGTCTCCGTAAAAAGAATCTAAATTTAAACCAAATCTATATTGTTCACCGCTTCTAAACATATTACAGGCTACGCATTGGACTTGACAATTTTTTTCGTCAAATCTTGTGCTAATATGTTTACGGCTTTGAAAATGTCCGCATTGTAATTTTTTATAATGGTCTACTTTTCCGCAAGTAAAACATTGAGCTAGACCGTACTCAGTTGCGTTTCTTAATCTTATAAACAAACTAAACCATTTGTCTAATTCTTTTTTTAATTTACTTATCGATTTCACAAAACATTCCTAGTTGTTCATTTAAAGAAATTGGTTTAATATAAACGTATTTTGATATTGTTGTGTTTCTACCAAATCTAGTTTTTTTTGTTAAAGGTACGCTATCTATAACATATCCGTCTTTTCTATGATTAAAAATAATTGCAGATAATCTTGTAGCTCCGTATTCTCTAATTGCTTCGTAACTTGTTATAGCTCCGTAAGTTTTTAGATGCCAGAGTATTGCGTCTGATTGAGTTTTTACTTCGTCTTTTTTTATAATTATTTTTCTCATTTTAGTTATTAATTTTTTAATTTTAGTTATTAGTTTTTTCATTTAATTAATTTTATTGGTTCTTGATAATAAAGTGTTTTTTCTTTTGACTGACCCAAAGTATGTACTTGATAATAAGCATTGTCTATTGTTTTTTTGTGTTCGTAAGTCCACTTATAAAAAGTTCTTATATTTAAAAATGGTTCGTCTTTACCAAATCTAACCCCTAAACTAAAGGCATCTACTATTTGATTAAAAGTCAAATTTTTAAATCTGTTTTCCTTTTGTAAATCATTTGCAAATATTTTACTTAAAGCTGCTATTGTTTTACCGTCTGGGTTTTGACCTATCTCTATTGCAGTTTTATGTAAAAGCTCGTATACTTTTTCTGTTAATTCTTTTAGGTCTTCTTGTTTTAGTGTTTTCATAAATATTTTTTTCCGTCTAAGTATTGGTTTAATTGTTTATCAATTTTACTCATAGTTTGCTTACTTTTATCTCGAGACTCCCAGTTTCTTACGGCAGCCTTCCAAGACTTCATTTTATTTTTTCCTACATACCAGTCTTTAGATTCATAAAAATTTATAAAAGTTTCTGCGCTAACATTATTATTACGTTCTTTACAATAAAGATTAACTTCTTCTAAAGTTGGTTTTTTAAAGCGCTTCTTATTACTAACTGTAAGTTTATTATTAATACTTGTATTATTACTCTTTAAACTTTTATCGTATAAGTCGTTCAGTTTTTCTGGTATAGCCCCTGCGATAATTCTGATATATCTATGTTCTATTTGTCGGCTATCTTTTTTATAAGTATATTCAATTTTAACGTAACCAGCTTTTACTAAATCACTAACCCAACCAGAAATTGTTCCTTTACTTTTACCATAAAGCTCTGCAAAATATCTATTACTAGCAAAACATTCTCCGTTCATATTACATAAAGCAGTAATTTCTGCATATAACAACTTAACATTTGGTTTAAGATTTTCGTCATATCTTATTGTTGACGGAAGTATTGCGTAATAGTTAGGTTTATTCATTACATTATTTCTATTTTATAATGATAATTTTTTAGTGCTAACTTAATATTTTCTAATTGATTTGCAAAATCTAAATAAGTAACTTTTATTAATGTAGATGCTTCGCCACTATAAACTGCTATAATAACATCATCTAAATTTAACGGAGCTTCTTTAATACCTTTTTTTAATAAATAGTTTTTTATATGACTACCTTTTATAAAAACATCTTTTGAGCTTTCTATGTCTTTATATGCTTTATAAACTTTATTATAAGCGTCTCTATATAAAGAACAATATTTATAGTTACCCTCGTGTTTATGTTCATAATAATAAATTAACGACCTATCTCTATTTAAAATCGAGCCTATTATTTTTTGATGTATGTCTTCTTCGTTTCTTGCTATCATAGCTGCAACTTGCCTAGCTATTTGTAATGGTCTTTTTCTGCTTTTATGTTTTAATTGACCTTTCTCAAGATTTAAAACATTTTCTGTTAAATCACAAATAGCTCTAAAATTATATTTACTTGTCATTTTAAAAAGGCATATCGTTATCGGAAGTAATCATATCTTGAGGTTTAAAATCTGAGCCGCTTTTAGAAAACCTCCAGCCGTCAATTTGATTATAGTATTTACCATTATATTCTCTTGAGTATACGTTGCACCAAATTTGTACATCTTGACCTTCTTTTAATTTATTTAAATTTTGTACTTTATCGTCTCCAAAAGCAGTTATACATACTTGATTATTGTATTCGTTTTCTGTTTGTACTATACAAGACTGCTTTATCCACGCTTTTCCATTTTTACTTGTGCCGCCTTCAGCTTCAAGTATCTTAATTAATTTTCCTTCTATTTGCATTATTTCTTTGATTTTTTGTTAGACTTTGTTTTAATTTCTTCTAAGTTGTCAGCGTGTACTATATATTCATAGCCATTAGGACTTTCAACTTTACATCTTACAACTCCGTTTTTTTCCCATTTTTTTATAAGAATTACATAATCTTTTAACTCATGCATTTTTTGTTTAGTTGCTAGTTTTGATAAATCTTTTACTTTATACTTTTTCATTTTTATTTATTTAATTATTTACGTTTAAATTCTTCGCTTTCGTCTTCGCCAAATACTCCTAACTCATATAAACCAGTCATTTTAAGCACCGCCCTAGACATAGCTCTTTTTTCAGCCATCTCGACTACATACCACGACATAGTATTACCGTCTTTAAACCCCGTACCTTTTAAAGCAGAGCCAAAAGTTTGTATAATCTCTTTACCTTTTATAGCAATTGCTTTTATTACACAAAAGTCTTTTTCGCATTTTACTATTTCGTAGTCGATTTTTATATTTTCAATAGCTTGTATTTTTTCAATACCGCTACGAGTTATTATTATATAGTGTTGATGTTTGTATACGTCGTCTCTTGTCAGTCCGTATTTATTATAAGCGTCTTTTATTTTTTCAGTTGTCATATTGTAGTTATTAGTGCTTTTTTATTTTGTTTATTATATAGTTTTTCATATTTATCAAGTTTATCTTGAGTCTTTTTATTTATATTATCAGCGTCTTTACCGTAAATATTATACCACCAAGAACCTTTAGGCTCAACTTTAAAGTCGTATGTTTCATTTAGGTTAAGACCAGTCATTTTAACATAATCTTGATAAGCTTGTTCTACTTGCTCTGGTGTACCAAATATTCTTATACTAGGCTCGACCTTTTCAATATCTGTAAACCAACCCTCTGGAGCTAATTTACTTATAGTTTTATATACTCCGTTATTATAGAAGTGAAATTCTTTACATATTAAGCCCATCTTGTATTATCTAAAAAGTTATAGTATTCGGTTTTCAGTTCTACAAACAAATCAATAACATCTTGTTCAGGTAATAAATCTAAAAACTTTTGTTTTAATTCAGTCTTTAAGCCTATTGTAGTTCTAGCTACATAGCTTTGGCATTTGTTTAACCATACTGCGTTATGCTTTACTGCGTCTAATATAGAGACAATAGCTTCATCTTTATTTGTTGCCTCTAGCATTTTGTAATCGTATTTCACTTTTAATGTTTTAGTTAATAATTATATTTCTTCTAATTGTAAATTGTTTTCTTTTATAATTTCTTCAATATCTTTGATAGTCCAAAACTTATCAAAATTTGTTTTTCTTGGTTGGCTTTTACCATTAATTTGAAATCTTATTTTACCACCAATAGTTCCAATATCAAATACATCTTTTTCATTACTAAAGGTTAACAACTCTTGGTTGTCTATTAACCTTTTTTTTAATTGTTCTGTTGTCATTATTTATTTTTTATTTAATAAATAAGAACAAGTTGTGGGGCTTCACACTAGGTAGTATCGCAATACTATTCCGCAACTATTAATTTTGTCTAGGGTTTGCACCTCAGTTGCTTTGAGTCCATCACCAACCTTACGGGTTTTTGACTTTTGCTAGTTAGTTCAAGTAATTGTTTCCGTTTCTTGTTTCTGTTTCCACCTTCCGTCCTAACTACAACTCGTTCTTTTGTAATACAAAGATAAGTAAAATAAATGATATAAACAAATATATCAACAAAAAATGTTAATAATTAAATAAATACTAGATAAGAGTTTATGTAAAAATTAGAACTATAAAGGCATTAATTCTAATATAGGTAAGCGACCATTATCTAAAATAACGGCGCATCCAAGTATAGGTTTAGCGGTGTGAAACTTAGCATAGCCGTATGCAAAAGACTTATAATCTATGCCGTTTGGTACTTGCATACCAAATTTTAAGTCTGTTAAAGATGCCGTATAATCTATAAAAGCTTGTGTATGTATATGACCTTGTACCATAGAAGACCCCCAGTTTTGTACTCTTTTCATAATACCTTTACCAGAGCAACCCGTACCGTGTGTATATAAGACGTTATCGTGTACAAATTGTTCTTCAAATATCCAGTCTGGGCAACCAAGTACTTCGTTTAAATTTCTTACCCAGCGCTTATCTATTCCAGAGTCTTCAGCTTTTCTAGCTATAATCAAATCGTGATTTCCTAAAGTTACCGTTATACCGTGCGGTACGGTGTCATTATTAAATACCTTGTACCATTCTTTTACCTTTTCAATACTCATAGATAATTCATACTTACCATCTGTCTCAGTAGACGTATGATGAAATGACGCAAAATGAGAGTCAATTAAATCTCCAGTAAAAGAAACGGCGTTACAAGAATATTTGTCATAAATAGACTTAACGAAGCAAAGATATTTTTTATGCGTATAAGGCAAATGAACATCTCCAACGATAAGTCTATTTATTTTTTTCATTACTTTTTAATCTTGTTAGGGATTAATTTGTTTACAACCCACATAATTTTATTTAATATTGAGTTGTCTTTTTCTGTTGGCGTTAACCTTACGATAATTTCAGCGATTGCTAAAATTGCTAATAAAATTTCTTTCCATTCCATAGTTATCTATTTTTGATTATTAATTTAATGTTTTCGCCGCCTAAATTTATTACTTCTTTCATTAACAAATCCATAGCTAAAGTTGAGTTACCAACAAAGTCCTGTTGGCGAGTTTGTCCTACTAGAATACAACCTCTAGTATGTGAGGGCTTGTTGCCTCTATGAAATAATATATATGAGCGGTTTGGTACTTCTTCGACTATCATGTGTAAATAGTCTCTAGTTGCGCTTTGTCTTGCTGGTCTTAAATTTACTTTGTATTCTCCAGCAGGTATGCTTGATATACTTCTTTGATTGTCTCTATAAGGCAATTCTAAAGTATCACAAAACATTTCGCCGTTAACGTATAATTTACCTAAAGTAGATTTATCTGTAAATGTATCTCTAATTATAAGTAAATTAACGCCCTTGTCCACGATAGGTATTTCTGTCTTGTTTACTATGTCTTCCTTTTCTTTTTTTTCTAGAAGATTTATAAGTGTTTGTAGTAGCTTTACGAGCCATTTTTTAATTTCTGTCAAATTTTATAAATTTATATATTGTAAAAGCTATTGCTAGTATTAGAGAAACAAGAGTTAAAACTTCGTTACAATCCGTTATACTGAAACCAATAGCACTTCCGTTAGCTATTCCTACTTGTATCGTGTCTCTTAGGTCGTTCATCTTTTTTTGTTTTTAGCTTGTCCAAGTAGGATTTTAGCTTTGTTATGTTTATTGTTTTTGTTTTATAATATTTTTTCATTATAGATAATCACTTGAATTTAAAAAATCTCTTAAAGTTAATTTATTACCTTGTCTTCTAGGTCGCTCTAAATTCATACCAGCGTAATAAGCGTTAGGGTCTGGATTAACGTCCGAACCTGAATTTTGATTATATTCTGGAAAACTAGCTAAATTATCTTTTATGTATTTTATCATACGCTCAGTATAATATTCTGCCGTATTCCTAACCTCCTCTCTTAAGTGTTGCGCTTCAGCCGTACTTAAAGCCGTTCCAGTCTCAGATGTCTTAGAAAAAATATTACCGTTCTCGATTTTAAATCTTAAAAATGGAATAGCGTGATAAAAAGCCCAGTTTGGTAACATATCTCCTATATAATCGTCTAACAAGGTTTTGTATGCTTCGTTACCTACGTTACTTATTGTGCCATTAGTTATAAGTGTTTTTAACTTATCAAAAAGCTGCGTACCAAGTTTTGGTTCTACATAAAGTTTTTGCGCCTGACGTACATACGGTAGTAATAAACTTGTATCGACATTAAGGTTTATTGCCGTACTATCTTTTAATTTTTGTTCTGATATAAATAAAACGTATGCCATATTATCTTGGTTTTAAAAATCCTTCATTAATCATATTTATAGGCGCAGTTGCTACTAAATCGTCGTTCATTTCTAAAGTAAAACCTTCAGACCTTGCTTTTGCTTCACTTATTAGTTGACTATCATTAATATTTGACCTAGCACCTCTTAAAGAAGTTTTGAAAATCAAACGATTAAAAAAATGTTTGCAGCGTGGTCCGCCCTTAAAAAGCCATATGCTATATTTCAAAGCTCCATTAGGACCAAAACCTATCTCGCGCCCTTGTCTTTCAGAAAAATAAGAATCGTTTACTTGTATATCTGTTAGCCTTAAAAGGTCCTCTTTACGAAAAATTTTTCCTGCCGACATCATGCCTCGACAAAAGTCTCGACTGTTAGCGGTACTACCAGTACCAGACGCTTTTTTATACTCGTATCTTACTTTGTAATAATTACTAAACGACTCATTTACGCCGTCTTGCTCACTCCTAGAGTTAGGTCTAGCCGTCCCAGTAGACGCTAAATCTAACCTATCATTAACCATAATATTTAATTCTTCTTCAAAATTAAAATCTTGGTGTTCTCCATGTACCACTTCTTCATCTACAAGTTCCCAGTCTTCATCTATGTCTTCGCCAAATTCTTTAATAAAGTTAGATAAGTTTTGTCTGTTTGCTTTTATAGGTACGCAGTTTGGTACTTTTTTACCGTCTTTTATTTTATGTCCGTAAGGCTCGTAACCTTCAGTACAAGGGTTAGGAGTAATAAATTCTTCTTTGCAATTACACTTGCTAAGATTCATTATTTGTTCGTGGTCTTCGCAAGGCATATAGTAAGTATTGCCGTCTTGCGTGTGTTCGTGATAACCAGTACAACCCAACCTTTCAGCTTCAGCCTCAGCTTCTTCTATTGTTTCGTATAGCGGCATCTCGATACCGTCAGTTATCATAGTACCAACTTTACTAAATGTAGATTTTTCTTCTACTGTTTCTTCTTCGTCTAAGGCTGGTAAACCTAAATCCTCTCTTATCTCATTCTGGGTCATAACCTCACGAACAGTTTTAGAGTCAAATTGTACTGTAATTGGTTTTAATTGTATAAACCCAACTTCTAAATCCATATTGTTAACAGAGAATATAGTCTGTAAAGTGTCTAGTATGTTTAATTGGAAGCTACGAACGACAGTTTGCACGTAGAAGTTTGCAGCGTTTATAAGCTCGTCTGTATTGCTTGAGAAACCATTAGTACTATCAATACCCATAAGTGTCTTAGAAGTCACCCTATGAGCCGTGAGAATGTTTTGTACTAATAGTTCTTGCAGCGCTAAGTATTGTTTGTCAGCGTCACTTACACTAATTGGTGTTATTTCTGGCGTTCTAGTTTTATCATCTGAGAATGTTAAAATAAACTTACCAGAGTTTTTTGCGCCTGTAAACTTGTCTACAAGGCTTCGCTCTATTTGGTGGCGCTCTTCAGCAGATGGAATACCATTCGCGAAACTAATGAAATACGAACCGCTAAAACCATTCTCTATATTGTTTAAATGAAATTCTGCTACCTTTTGGTCAATTAAAGCCCAGTTACAACCCGCTATATAATCTGGCGTGTGATAGCAATCCATATTTGGACTATACGAACCAGTATATAATAATTGACTAGCAGAGGTTCTATCGTTTACATTAAAGGCTGCAATAGGGTACGGTTTATGAGTTCTTGTATTAGACCAGTCAGCGCTTATATAATAAGTGTCTACTTTACCCAATTCGTTAACACGACCAGCCCTAACCCTTTCGACTGGAACGTGATAAATTTCTGCTATTTCTGTTTTTTCTTGATTCCAAATTATATGAATAGCGTAAGCTCCTTGTAGTTTAAAATCAAAAGCTATCTTTTTTATTACTTGGTGTAATGTCTCTTTACCGTTAGCGTGTCTAAAAAACTTTTTTAGCTTGACATACATATCTAAATTTTCGTCTTCGTCAGCCTCTATAACTATGTCTTCACCAGCTATCATATCCGCAGTAGCATTTACAATTGCCGCGTGTGTACTAGAATTATAGTAAAGGTCAATTAAAAACTGTGGATATAAGTTTTTCCAGTCTTCAGTACCGTATTCTATATAATCTTTACCGTTAACCTCTTTTATTATAGGAGCGGTTTGAGTTTCTAAATTTATTGAAAGTATTTTATCGTTCATATTATTCGTCTTTGTACCAATCAGAGTTGCTAGTTATTTGCAGTATTTCTTGTTGGTTGTATTCTTGCAAACCTACTAAAAATGCAGGGGTTTCACCTTTAAATTTTAAAATACATTTTGTTGTATCTAGTGAAAGTCTTAATGTTTCTAAACTTGTTTCTTCTACAAGGCTAAAATCAATTAAGTTTGCATTTATCATTTCAAAAATTACGTATTTCATATTTTATATTTTAAGGCACTACTCTGCTAAAGTTTGTTCCATTAATTAAAGTACCTGAATTGCCTTTGCCTGATTGGTCTGCTATCGTTGTTCCTGCTCCTTCTTCGTTTCTCCAATAGCCAACAAGTCCACTTTCACCAACTAAATTATTAGGAATACCATTATTGTATAAAGCACTAACATTTTTTACACTATCAAATATTGCAATTTCATCTATATTACCCTTCCAAAAATCACTACCAGACAAAGCATTATGTCCTAAATGAAATACAGTTGGAGAGCCTGACCAACTACCAAAGGTTGTTTGAGTAGAACCAAATTGAACTCCATCTACATACGCTTTAAATTCATTCCCATCAACATTCCAAGTCATTGCAAAGTGGTGGTAATTACCATCATTTTCAACACTAGAAGATGCCTGTACCTGCGTATTTGTTCCTGCTGCTTTATACATAAATTTAAGCTGGTTAGATGCGTGTAAATAAATTATAGTAATTTGGTTGTTAGAATTTACATAAAATTTAAATATCGGTGCATTTATACTTGTTGTTTCTAGTTTAGCCCATGCAGAAAATGTTCCAATTTGCACGTCTATTTCACCGCGCGCATCACTTAAATTAACATAATCATCAACACCATCAAATAATAAAGAATAGACATTGCTAAACGAATTTCTATTAGCAATACCACCAATGTTTTGTCCTAATTTTAATGCTAACATATTATGTAGTTAAGCCTTCATCATAACATATTGCAATACCGCTAGTCAGCGTCAATGCCGTTACATTCATAAATAAAGTTGTTCCTGCTGGTAATGTAGTTTGTAATGCGCTTTCGCCTGTTGCATCTGCTACTGTTATCGCTGAAACTACGGTATTTACAGGAAAATACACGCAATAGTAATCTTTAGAGCTTACTGCTGCTGAAGATGTTACTATCTCTGTACCACCATTTTTACCTAATTGTTCTGTTAATAATTGTTGTACGTTTTCTATTGCCATTTTTTAATTTTTTAATTTCCGTAATATATATAATTTGTTCCCTCTGTTTCTGTATGCTGATTGTATTGTACTTGAGCCGTTCCAGATTTATCTGCTACATACATTTTTCCTTTAGTTACAAGCCCTTGTACGACTCCGTGAGTAGGACCTACTGGTAATACATCATTTTCATTTACTGGCGCATTTCCTGCGCTTATAGCAACCGCTCCTGACCAACTAACTTCATAAACTTCGTATTGATAATATCCTGATGGTTTAAAATTTACCTTGCCTTCGTATACATCTTTAGTAGTGTTATAAGTAAAATTAAATTTAGTATATCTGTCGTAAACTAAATGTACATTAGAGTAAGCGTATTGTATTGATTTATCCATATCGTTAGTAAACTTTACTAAGTATCTAATCTTATCTGAACTAACGCTTGTATCTATTCTATTGTCTTCAGTTTGTAAATATGTAGTTAAATCCGTTTCTGTTACCGCTTGTATCATATTATATAATAGAAAAAGTATAAATTTATTTGGTAAATAAAAAAAAAGAGTAACATTAGTTACTCCTTTTTAATACATGAAACTACTAATAAAATTACGCGGGTACTACAAATGGAGTACCTTTGTTCGTAAATCCTGCGTTATCAAAAATTGCTGAACCGTAGTCTTCCAAAAACGCCATTGGTCTTGACTCCATACCAGTAAAGGTAAGAGTGTAACCGTTTCTGTCTCCAAACGCAGCGCCAGAATCAGCTGACCCCGTGTTTAAATCCATACCGTTTTCAAAACCACAAGCTAAAATAACGTCGTGTCCCGAAGCTAATTTTGCGTTAAGTTCTACTAATATTCTAACTTTAGTCTGTCCTAAAAGTCTAATTTCGTTTTGGTCTTCTTTAGTTAATTTATTTAACATTATGTTTACCGTAGGCGTGTAAAAAATAGTTCCGTTTTCCGTAGAACCAGTAATAGTATCTGATACTGACGCAACACCTAAAGGCATTACATACTTGTAAATACTTTTACTATTCCAGTTAATAGTGTCTATTTCTTGTGCGTTCGTACCGTCGTAAGACCAGTCCGTGTTGCCGAAGTCTGAGTAAACCGAAAAATAAATATTTTTAACCCCTCCAGCTATTCTAGAGCAGTCTAAACCTCTTGACCGTGTAAGTGCTATACAAGACATATTTTTTTATTTTTAAGGTTATAAAAGCAAGGGTTTTTACACCCTTGCCTATTTAATTTATTTACGATTGTCTAACAATATCAGCTCCAATTCCTGACTGGATTCCAGCCGCCCAACGACAAACTAATCTCATATTGTCTGAGGCGTCTAAAGAAGCCATATCTAAAATTCTAATTGATGGAGATGTTCCTAACCCATCCGAAAGCAAATCTGTCCCAAAGTAAAGATTTGACTTAGTAGCTGCTACCATTTGATTATCTGGTAAAGCTGGGCAAACTGCAATTTTGTAGCCTTCAAAAACTGGCTCATAGTCTCCGTTCATATTGTAAGCGTTAACATATCCTAAAGTCGATACCGCAGAAATATAGAAAGCGTAAGTTTTAGGATTCATATAAATATGAAGGTCTTCTTTAGTTAAAAGTGGAGAAATATTTGCAGCCATATCAGCCGTCAAAGTCTGTAAGTTAGCTATAATATTCCCCGCAGTATAAGCTCCAGAAGCTGAAGATTGTACAACAGTTGCATCTTGAGCTGGTAATAAAAGTCCAGCAGCAGATAAAAATCCTTCAAACTGTCCTTCAGTTGCATTAGTACCAGTCCAAATAGAAGTCTCCATAGCGTCTGCTATAATTTCTCCCATATAAGAGATAACGTAGTCTTCAAATGATGGTGGCGGTGGCGCTCCAGCTCCAGCTCTCATTTGTAAAGATTCCCAGCTACTTAAAAGATTTTTCTTACATAGCTCAAGGTTAACTTGAAAATTCTCAACCGTAAGCTGCTTTTCAGTCAAATTTAATTGACCGTTTGAGTCAAACGAACAAGTTGCGTTTCTAACTAAGCCGTGTCCGTCTCCGTCGTTAGCTTTAGCCATAATTTGTATGTTACTTTTGAATTTAACATTTTCGATAAGAGTCAAATAATCAAGAGATTTAGCTTGTTTTAAAGCTGCGCTGATATAAAATCCAGCCGCTTTTCCCGTAAAATTTGACGTTACATTAGGTGATGCCATTTTAATTTGTTTTTAATTATTAATATTTATATTTATTTTGCTATGTCGTATAAGAATTTTTCTCTTGACGACAATTTTTTGTATTCTTTTCTTGATATAGAAGGTCTCTCACTAGCAAATTTATTAACACTTAAAGGACTGTCTGCTGGTTTTCTTCTCAGCTTTTCTCTTAGCTCTTTGTTTTGTTTTTCTAAACGAGACATTTTGCTATATTCTCTTTTTTTCTTTTTATCCTTCATTTTATCTTTTTTCTTCTTCATATCAGTAGGCTCTGCGTCTTCAGCTACTTCTTCAGCTTTTTCTTGCATAACTTCTACTGCTACTTCAGCTGCTTTAGCTGCTAACTCTGGAGTTACCTCAGCTGGTGTTGCTTCGTCAATAGCCGCTGCAATTTCTTCAACCGCTTCTTCAACTGTTTCAACTACTTCAGTAACAACTTCTTCAGTTGCTTCTTCGTCAGCCATTTCTACTTCTTCAGTATCTCCGCCCATTTTAGCTTTAATATCTGCAATAGCGTCTTCTAAGTTGTCTACTTTGTCTTTTAATTCTTCGTAAGACTTAGCCCAGTCAGCTTTTTCAGCTTCAGATTCTTCTTGCATTTCTTCTTCCGTAACAACTTCTTCCGTTTCAGTTTGCATAACTTCAGCAACGATACCTTCTTCTTCTACTCTAAAAGTAACGCCGTCTTCAGTTTTATACGTTCCAGCTGGTAAAGGAATAGTTGTACCGTCTTCAGTTAATACAGAAATATCTACGCCACTAACTAGTTCGTCAGCCGTAGAAACAAAAATAGTTCCGTCTTCAGATTTTGATTGATAATTCAATTTAAGCTCTTTACTTAAACCTAGAGCTTTAATGATTTGTTCTTTGATGTCCATAGGTTCTTTTTTTATTAAATAGATTTATATTAAGTTTATTTGATTTTTAACGATTCCAGAAGCTATTATTACCTATATAATTAATGACTTCTATATATTTATCAAAAGCGTCGTTATAAATATCTCCAGCTGCTATAACCCTATCCATAAGCTCATCATAGCCATAATATATATCGTTTGGGTCTATTCCTATTTCGTCAGCAGCTTGTCTGATTTTAGCTAAATCTTCACGTATTCCCTCCGCCGCTTCTTCTAAAAATTTAGTATTACCGTTAATTATATAGTCATCTATATTGTATTGTTGTTGTAAATCAGAAAAAGCGTCAATAATTTGGTCTCCCCATTCATAGGCTAAATAACTTGCTTCGCTTTCAGCCATATTAAAATCGTTTAATTTAGATTGTATATCGTCAACTACTGATAAATTTAATTTTTTAGATTTTAAATGGAATTTATCTAGGTTTTCTTGCTTTTTTAATTCTGCAAAGAATTTATTTTTATTAGTCATTGTTTTTATTTTTTAATTAAAATCACTTATATCTACTAAATCGTTATGCTTACCAAAGTCGCTTTGTGATTTGTCAAAAGCATTTTGAGCTAAAGATTCGTTTTCAAATACTATGTCATCAAAATACTCTATTTCACTACTTGGTTCAACACCTAAATAATCTAATTGTAGTCTTAATTCTCCCATCAAACGACTTGCTTCTGAATATGACTCGAAGTGAAAACCAATATTTTCTTCAAATTTAGAGTAAGATTCTACATAAGCATTTGCCGCTTGTATTGCTTGTTCCATTAAGCCTAAAGCGTATTCATAATTTTTTATAGCTACATCATAGTCTCTTTCAATATCAAAAGTATTTAAATTATTAATAGATTCTTTTAAATCACTTACTATTGATAAGTTAATTTTTTTTAGATTTTTTCTTTGGTCGCTTAGTTTTGCTAGTATTTTTTCTTTTTTATTCATATTATACTGTAAAATTAGTCCAATTATTTAACCAAAAACTTAACGCTTCTTCGTCTTCTTTTGTGTCATTTAAATTATTTATTAAATTACGATAGTAAGGTATAGTTTCTGCATCTATACCTAAATCTGATACTTGACTTTCTATATTTGATATTAAATTTTGCGCTTCGTTTTTTGTATTGTTATATTTGCCCATCATATCTTCGCCTTCGCTTAACATATCTCTAAATAAATCTTGAGCTTTTGTATATTGTTCCATAGCTTCATTATTTTTTTCAGCTAAGCTTATCATTCTTGCTCTAAACTCAAATAAATTATCTAATATTTGTCTTGCTTCGTCATTTAAAGATAATTCTAATTTATGAGTTTTAAATTTACTTACTTCTTTAAAAAATTTATGTTTGTCCATTTTATTTTTTATTTATAATTTGTAATAACGCTTTTAATACTTCTTCGTCTGAATGTTTTTTATGCTGCATAGCCTCGAACTTATCAGCAAAATACCCCTCGATACTTAATCCTTTTAGTTCGCCGTCCTTAATCTTAGACCAGAGGTCGTCGTTAGTTATTTTCATTTTAACAAACCAAGTTCCGTTTGGTAGGTCGTAACCGTATAATTTAGACTTATCCATATCACCTTCTTTTACCCAAGATTCAACCGTTAAAACGCCGCTTACACGGTCTTGGTGTTCGTATGTAGCTTTATGATGGTTGTTGTGTTTTAAGTACAACTCACTAGCTTTTCTGACAGTCTCAGGGCTAAAATATACGTAATATTCTGAGTCTGTATTTGGGTCGTATCTAAATATCTGTTTGTTAGGTATTAGCGCTGGGCTAACTAACATTCTTTTTTCTTCGTCGACTTTAGCAAAAGTGAGATTATTTTTTTCTTTACCAAAATAAACAAAATCTTGTTCTATTGCTGGACTGTTTACTAGAGAAATAGCGTCAATAGCCAACTCTTGGTTATTGTCTTCAATAATTAATTCTACGATACGAGTTGTTTTTAGATTCTCGTAATAGTCTTTATTAGCTTCTTCGCACTCTGCTTTAGAATCGTATTTACATTCTCCAGTTTCTCCGTGCTTATATTTTCCGTCTTTACATTTTTTACAAGGCATATTATATAATAGATTTTAAGTTAATATATTTGATTTTTAAATTGTGGCTCTACGCCTAATATTTGCTAACTGGTTTTGTGACGAGGTCATTTCGTCAGTCACAACAAAAGCTTTTAGCGGCTCTGGCGCTTGTACATTAGATAAATCAAAAGAGCCTGAAACCATTTGCGGGGCTGGTGTTGTTTCTGTTGTATCTTGCGTTCCCTCTGTGCCGCTTGGACCTTGACCAGCTATAATTTTTCTAATTTGTAAAGCAGAAAAACCAGCTGCTAAACCAGCTTGAATAAAACCAAAACTACCACCAGTTGCAGCCATCATAGGTATATTTGCAACTCCAGATTTATATGCTTCTAAAACTGATTGTGTACCGCTTATTGTTGCTTGTGCAACCGCAGCCGCTTTACCTATCTTTGTACCCTCACCAGCTATTTGTTCAACTAGTTTTAAACCATTCATAGCTAAAGCTATTTTAGTTTCTTCTAAATCTTTATCAATTTTCTTTTGGTCTTCTACTGCTTTTTCTTGTACTTCACCTCTTAATCTAGCGTATTTTTTTTCTATTTCTAACTCTAGTTCTTTTCTATTTTCTAATTTAGAAATAGCTTCTAATTCTGCTTTTTCTTCTATTTCTAAAAGCATCATAGCTTTTTTATTTTCGTCTTCTTCTATTGCTAATAAATTTTCGTTTCTAATATCTTGCAACCTTTGATTTTCTTCTTTTTGTTTTTCTTTATTTTCTTCTTCAACTTTATCATTTATAGCTTTTAAGTCAGCGGCGTATTGTTTATCTAATAATAAAATTAATTCGTTTTGAACTTTTTTACTTGCTTTAGATTTTTTAATACGTTCTTTTTCGTTTTCTAAATCTATTTCTAATCTTTTTTTTGCGCGTTCATCTTCGTTTTTAATACTTTGTAGTGTTATTTCGTCTTCTATTTTACTTATTTCAACTTGTAGATTTTTTTCAGCTGCAATACGTTCTTCGTACGCTTTTTTGTTAGCTTCATTACGTTTTTTTGCTGCTTCAAACGCTTTTGTAAAAAATTCCCTAGTTATTTTCTTTTGCTCAACACCAAATAATCTTAAAGATTCATTTTGTTTATTTTGTAGTTTTAATATTTCTGCTTCAACTGCTTGTTGATTTTTCTTTGCGGTATTTAAAGCATTTTGTCTATCGTTTATTGTTTCTGCGGAAGCCTCTTGCTTTTTTTCAAAATTTAATGAACTTTCTTTTTGTCTAGTTTCTTCTTTTGCTAAAACAAGTTTTTCTTGTAAAGCAGCCATTGATTCTGCGTCAATTGCTTTTTGTATTTCAAAATTTTCTTTTAAAGCGTCTAGTCGTTCTTTTGATGATTTAGTTTGGTCGTCTATTATTCTTTTGTTAGCGTCTAATTGTGGTTGTTGTTTTATTTGTTTTTTGTTAATTTCACCCATTGTATGGTTAATATCTGCTAAAGTATTATCCATAATTTCAACTTCGTCGTTATTACTTTTAAATACACTAACCAAAGTCGTACCTAAAGCTATTAAAGCGGTTACTCCAGCTACAATAGCGCCTATTGGATTTGCTGCAACAATTAAATTAAAACCTTTTTGTACAACGCCTAAAAGTTTTGTAGCACCAGTCCATTTACCTACAAGACTAATAATACCAGTAATAGTACTTTTTTGTTTTAATAAAGACTGTATACCTTGATTTAAAGACATAGCAGCTTGTACTTGTAGTATTGCTTTTTGCGTTGACTCGCTTTCAATACCAAATAATTTCATAGCACCCTGAGCCGCAGATATTGCCGACCCAGCTACTCCAAAAGCGTCTTTTAAACTAACCGCTTCTTCATTTGTTTTTTTAAGGTCTCTATTTAATTGACCTATATTACTTTTTACTTCTGCGTTTACTACTACGTCTGCCATAATTTTTTATTTATAAACTAACATTTGTTTTAATTTGTGTAAATGTAATATTAGAACACCATTCTACCGTTACATCAGTTTCGCCCCTTACAGTCATTCTAAAATTTGTACCAGATATATTTGCTACTGGTCGCCAGTCTGTTACTGTTCCGCTACTTTTTATTGCATCTCTTTCACGTGATATACTTAATGTACCAGATTTATTAATAACTACGCCACGCTCAACAAAAGACGCAAAATCACCAGTATTACCAGTATTTGTACCGCCTACTCTAACTGCTACAACGTCAGCGTGAAAATACATTATAGTATTGTCAGGTATAACAAAAAAACTGTCTGTAACATTATTTAAATAACTATCTACTGTTGAACCAGCCGTAGTCTGAGTTCCGTAAATTAATTGTATTGACTGTCTCTCTGCAAGATTATCTCCAGCTGCGTTACCGCCTAAAACAAAGCTATTATTAGCAGTTGCCTCTGCTAGTGTCCCGCTTACAATTACATTATTTATACCTCTTTGTATTTCGTTTTTGTTACCCGTTATTTGATTATTTCTACATGAGCCTTTTGTGCTATTATTTTGCCCAACTATTTGTGTATTAAATGTAGCAACACCTATACTATTATTAGTGCCTAAAATTTTATTATTTCTTTTATCTGAATTTATATCAATTTTAGTTTTAGGTATATAAGCAGTACAAGTTGAAGTATCTTTATTATAAGTATATCCGTAAGCCTCGCATTGTTCTTGATTTGCTGAAACCGTATTTGTACCGTCTGTAAATATAACTTGACCATTAGCTCGTATTATTTCTGGTTTTACTGCTATTCCTTTTACAAATGGTATTTCTGATAATATTGTTTTTTTTGCCATTATGGTATAAGTATAAATTCTACGGTTGATAAATCAGTCGGTTTATAATCTATTTTATTTACACGAAAAGCCCTTTGTTTTATGTATACAATATCGTTAAAATTAAAAGTATTAATATCACCAGCATTTAAATTTACTTTAATAGTCATAGTTTTAGTATCTGGATTATATAACTCACTAAAGTACGGCAACCAGTACATATTAAATAAATTAAAATATGTTGGATTACCTATATTAATTAATTGACAAATACCAAAATGAAAATCTTGTGTATTTGTTGTTGAAGGAGGCTGAGTTGTAACTATTGGAAAAGCAGAAAAATGACTAAATTGTAAATACTGTGTTTCAGCCGCAACTTCAGATTCTCCGTTTTGCGCTGGTACATAATAAGTAGTGGTAGCCATATTGACAATACCATTATTAGATAATATTCTTGGTGCATTTTCAAAAGCTTCAAAACCTTCTTCTTCGTTACCACCATAAATCATTGGTAAAATTAAATCATAATTACCCAAAAGAGGTTTTACAATAGTTGCTGCAAAAGGACTAGCTACTATTTCTTTTTTACCCTCTAATAATGTAAAAGCAGAAGCGTCATAAATTTTACTACCATACAAAAACCCGCCTGAAGAATTTTTATAATTTTTAAACGGGTAGTCTTCGTCGTCTTCTACAAATCTAAATATTGTTGTCTTATTTAAATCTGTTAACGGCTCTAGTTTTATATCGGTTACGTCTATTTTATTCGTCCAGTCTTGAGGTATGCTTCTGCTTTCTAAAGATAAATCGTTAATATTTTGACTATTTGTGTTTTTAACAAATAAATCTTTATAAGGCTCTATAACAATGTTATTAGGATTGTTTTTGTCTGGTACTGCAACTAAATTAAACATTGTCATTATACCGCTTAAAAAATTCCATTGATTTGTTTCGCCTCTTAAAGTTTGTAAAATAGAATTACTTGCTATTGTCGTAACCCCTGAGTCCCAAAAAATATAACCACTAAAAACTGCAACTCCAGAGCTAATAGTAGATTTAGCTCTTAAAGTTAAAGTATCTCCAGAATTTAAGGCAATATTAAAATTACCTTGATAGTCAAAATTATTATTTGATGTACCACCGTTAGTTGTAAATATTTGTTGATTTATAGCGGTTGTATTATGCAGCCATTCAACTGTTACGGTTTGTACGGCGCTATTTAAATTTATAAAACCTATATCGTAGTCTACATTATAAAATTCTCCAGTAGCAGTAGCAGTTAAAACACCCGTAGTAGTATTATAGTTTGGCGGCGGGTAAAC